AAAAGAATAGGTTTTATAGAGACCGAAAAGGATGGTCTTTTGAAGATGTATATTGAAGCGTTAGGGGAGTCTAACGCCACCAAGAAAGAACTTGAAGATAAGTACGGGGCTATTAACATAGACCTATCCGATGGCTCGTATACTAAAGTTGAAACTGAGTAGCTGTGTCTATAATAAGGAAGATAACTATAGGTAAGGAGTACAAGGAAAACGCTATGCACTACGCTGTGGGTCAAGAAGTTTATGGTGGCCACTGTGTATCAAACATAGAAGACATCGAGAAGGAGAATGTGTACAGGATATACATAACCAAGAACGATGAGGTGATGCCCTGGAAGGACTTCAATAAGAACATGGGTATATCTGTGGAGTACGACCTAAAATACTAACACCCATGAGGAGTGTGTACGATTTTATTGTTAAGCCTATATCTGGTAGGTATAACAATACCAAAGATATTGGTGGAGTTAAGTTTGTAACTAACACAAAGATTGAAAGCTACAAAAGCGTTAGTAACGAGGCAGAGGTAATAGCCACGCCACTATCCATTGTAACAGACATCAAGGTTGGTGACAAGGTTATTGTCCACCATAATGTGTTTAGAAGGTTTTACGACATAAGGGGTAATGAAAAGAACAGTCGTAGTCATATAAAAGAAGATATGTACGCTTGCTCACCAGAGCAGATATATCTTTACGGGGACAATGAGTCACACCTTGATTATTGTTTTGTACAACCCGTTGTTAATGACGATGAGTGGTCATCTCAAAAAGAAAAACCACTTACAGGAATACTTAGGTATGGCAACAAAATTCTTGAAGAGAACGATGTACATCCAGGCATGGTTGTAGGGTTTACCCCAGAGTCAGAGTTTGAGTTTGTTGTGGATGGTGAACTATTATATTGTATGAAATCTAAAAATATTGTTTTGACCTATGGAAACGAAGGAAGCGAAACTAAATATAATCCAAGCTGGACGAGCAGCGGTTGAGGAGCTAATTAAGGTGGCTAGAGAGCCAATAGTTACTGGTGGTGAGGATGATGTATCAGCAGATAGATTGAAGAACGCAGCGGCCACTAAAAAGCTTGCGATATTTGATGCGTTTGAAATATTAAACAGGATTAACGAGGAGGAGAATATGCTCAACAACGTAGAAAAAGTTGAGGCACCAAAAAAAGTATTCTCTGGTTTTGCTGAGAACAGGTCTAAGAAGTAATGTACGAGCAGACATTAGTAAATATAATAGATGACCATATAAAGCCACATGTTCTGAAAAGAATGAACAAGGGTAAGAAATGGAAGTATGGGTACAACGAAGCACACGACATTGTAGTCATAAGTAAGAACGGTCAGATTGGTGAGATATACGAGATACAAAACCTAAAGATAGCTTTACCAACAGAGTTTGATGTGGTTAAGTTTGAAGATAACAAATGGCAGTACACTGAATACCCAAAAGAGTTATCTAGGTTTAAGAGTGTTTTTGATTGGAACGAGGCTCCAGATGAGTTTAAGAATAAATGGTTTGACTACATAGACACGGAGTTTACTAGAAGAGAAGATGGTTTTTGGTTTATAAACAACAAAAAGCCAACATACATAACAGGTTCTCACTACAACTACCTACAGTGGTCTAAGATAGATGTTGGTAAACCAGACTTTAGAGAGTCTAATAGATTGTTCTTTATATTTTGGGAGGCTTGTAAGGCTGACCACAGAAGCTACGGGATGTGCTACTTAAAGAATAGACGCTCTGGTTTTTCTTTTATGTCATCAGCAGAAACTGTAAACTTAGCAACACTATCTAGTGACTCAAGGTTTGGTATACTGTCTAAGACAGGACCCGATGCTAAGAAGATGTTCACAGACAAGGTGGTGCCGATATCGGTTAACTACCCATTCTTCTTCAAACCCATACAGGATGGTATGGATAGACCTAAGACAGAGCTTGCGTACCGTGTACCAGCTTCTAAGTTTACTAGAAAGAAGCTAGACACAAATACTCAAGTTGAAGACATTACAGGTCTTGATACAACCATAGACTGGAAGAACACAGGGGACAACTCATACGATGGTGAAAAACTATCGTTGTTAGTACACGATGAGAGTGGTAAGTGGGAGAAACCCACAAACATACTTAACAACTGGAGGGTTACTAAGACATGTCTAAGGTTAGGTAGTAGAGTGATTGGTAAGTGTATGATGGGGAGTACATCAAACTCTTTGGATAAAGGGGGTGAGAACTTTAAGAAGTTATATGAGGACTCTGATGTAACCAAAAGAAACGCCAACGGACAGACAGCATCTGGGTTGTATAGCCTGTTTATACCAATGGAGTGGAACTACGAGGGATACATAGACGAGTATGGATACCCTGTGTTTGACACACCAGAAAAAAAGGTTTACGATACCTTTGGTAATGAAATACGGATGGGTGTTATTGATTATTGGGAGAACGAGGTAGAGGGATTAAAGAACGACCAGGATGGTCTTAACGAATTTTACAGGCAGTTTCCAAGAACAGTGGAGCATGCGTTTAGGGATGAGGCTAAGAACTCTTTGTTTAACCTCACCAGGATATATCAGCAGATAGATTATAACCAAGACCTAAGAAACACCAACATACTCACAAAGGGTAACTTTCAGTGGGAGAACGGTATAAAGGATACAAGGGTGATATTTTTACCTAGCAACAACGGAAGATTTTTAATTTCATGGGTTCCTAACACAAATCTGCAAAATAGAGTAATAATAAAGAATGGGGTTAAGTATCCTGGTAATGAACACTTAGGGGCATTTGGGTGTGATAGTTACGATATATCGGGTACTGTAAGTGGCGTAGGTTCAAATGGTTCTCTTCACGGACTAACAAAGTTTTCTATGGAGGAGGCACCAGCAAACCACTTTTTTCTAGAGTACATATCTAGACCACAGACCGCTGAGATATTTTTTGAGGATATATTGATGGCTATTGTTTTTTACGGTATGCCAATACTTTGTGAGAATAACAAGCCAAGACTCTTGTATCACATCAAAAGAAGGGGGTATAGGGGTTACTCTATGAATAGACCAGATAGAACTTGGAACAACCTCTCACAAACAGAAAGAGAGATAGGTGGTATACCTAACTCAAGTGAAGACGTTAAGCAGGCTCATGCAGCCGCAATAGAGACTTACATAGACGAATGTGTTGGGGTCATAGGTGATGACCAATACGGAGATATGTATTTCGACAGAACATTAAATGATTGGGCAAGATTTGATATAAACAACAGAACTAAGTTTGATGCGTCTATTAGTTCAGGACTAGCGATAATGGCCTGTAATAAAAATAGATACGCACCTATAAACAAAGTGGTTAGAAACAATATTAAACTTGGCTTCAAAAGATATGACAATACTGGTAGTGTTTCCAAAATAATAGATAGATGAATATAAGTACAAATCCAAATAGTTCGTTCCCAAGCCAAGTCGTTAGCGATGAGGAGAAAAAGAGCTTTGAATATGGCGTTCAAGTAGGAAGGGCTATAGAGGGTGAGTGGTTTCATGGTGGGAGAAGCGGTAACAGGTTTGCAACTAATTGGAATAGGTATCACAACTTAAGGCTTTACGCTAGAGGTGAGCAGCCAATACAGAAGTATAAGGATGAGTTATCTATTAACGGTGACCTATCATACCTTAACTTAGATTGGAAGCCAGTACCAGTTATATCTAAGTTTGTTGACATCGTTGTTAATGGTATGTCTGAGAAGAAGTATAAGGTTAATGCTTACGCTCAAGACCCGTCATCACTAAAAGAAAGAACAAACTACGCAGAAAACTTACTTAGAGATATAGTAGCGCAGGAGGATATACAAATACTTAGAGATAGTATAGGTGTGGATACAGCGAACTTTAAGGGTAAAACTGATTTACCAGAAACACCCGAAGATGTTTCCCTGTATATGCAGCTCAAATATAAGCCGTCTATAGAAATAGCTGAAGAAGAAGCTATAAATAACACTTTAGCTAAAAATAAATTTGAGTTAGTAAGGAGAAGGTTAAATTATGACTTAACAGTTCTTGGTATTGCTGCGGTAAAAACTGATTGGAACAAGGCTGAAGGAGTTGTGGTAGACTACTGCGACCCAGCTAAAATGGTTTGGTCTTACACTGAGGACCCAAACTTTGAGGACATTTACTATGTTGGTGAGGTTAAGTCCATAACAATACCAGAGCTTAAAAAGCAGTACCCATTTATTTCTGAGGAAGAGTTGGACAGAATATCTAAGATGGGTAACAGAAGCGACTATGTTGTTGGTTGGAACGACTATGACGAGAATACTGTTCAGGTTTTATACTTTGAGTACAAGACTTATATGAACCAAGTGTTTAAAATAAAACACACAGCAAACGGGTTAGAAAAAGCTATAGAAAAAACAGATTCTTTTAACCCACCAGAAGCGGACACATTTAAAAAAGTGTCAAGAACCATAGAGGTGTTGTTCACTGGTGCTAAGATTCTTGGTTACGACCAAATGATTGATTGGAAAATGTCAGAGAACATGACAAGACCTAAATCAGACACGACTAAGGTTTGCATGAATTATGCTATTACAGCACCTAGGATGTATAAGGGCAGGATAGAGTCAACGGTAAGTAAGATTACTGGGTTTGCTGATATGATAAACATCACTAACCTGAAGATTCAACAGGTAATGTCTAAGCTGGTGCCAGACGGTGTATACCTAGACATTGATGGATTGGCTGAGGTGGACCTGGGTAATGGCACAAGCTATAATCCCCAAGAGGCTTTGAACATGTACTTCCAAACGGGTAGTATACTTGGTAGGTCTCTGACACAGGAGGGTGATATGAATAGGGGTAAGGTTCCGATACAAGAACTAAGTTCGTCAAACGGTCAGTCAAAGTTAGCGGCATTGATTAACACCTATCAGTATTACTTGCAAATGATTAGGGATGTCACAGGGCTTAACGAGGCTCGTGACGGTAGTGCGCCTATGGAAGACACACTCGTAGGGCTACAAAAGCTTGCCGCTAACGCATCGAACGTAGCAACACGGCACATACTACAGTCTAGCCTTTATTTAATCGCTAGAACCTGTGAAAACATATCTTTAAGAATATCAGATTCTGTTGAGTTTGCCTTGACTGACCAATCTTTAAGAAGAGCTATAAGCTCATTTAACGTGGGTACGCTAGAGGAAATATCAAGCCTGCATCTACACGACTTTGGTATATACTTAGAACTTGAACCAGAAGAAGAGGAAAAAGCACAGCTTGAGCAAAACATACAGGCTTCTATAAAAATGGGGGGTATTGATATTGAGGATGCAATAGACATAAGGCAAATAAACAACCTAAAGCTTGCTAACGAGGTACTGAAGCAGAAAAGAAAGAAGAAGGCTGAGGCAGATAGACAGGCTCAGTTACAAAACATTCAGGCTCAAGCCAACGCTAATGCTGAGGCAGCCGAAAAAGCGGCAATGGCTGAGGCACAAAAACAACAAATCCTAACTCAAGAAAAGATTAGTATAGAGCAGGCTAAGGCGCAGTTTGAAATACAAAGACTTCAGACTGAGGCTGAAATAAAAAGAGGATTAATGCAGGCTGAGTTTGATTTCAACATGCAGTTAGCTCAAGTAAGGGCTAATGCTGAGGGTAAAAAAGAACAAGAGATAGAGGACCGAAAAGATAAAAGAATTAGGATGCAGGGTACTCAGCAGAGTGAACTCATCAACCAAAGAAAAAACAACTTACTACCAACAAACTTTGAGTCCTCTGGAAATGATGTGTTGGGTGGTATCGGTTTAGAGCAATTTGAGCCAAGATGATTTTAAACAATTATATATTATATTATTATGTCGGAAACAAAAGTAGACTTGTCAAAAGTCAAGCCCAAGAAGGCTAAAGAAACAGTAACCAAGTTAGACCTTTCTAAAAAGAAAGAGGAACTAAAAGAAAAAAAAGATGCCGTTCAAGAGCAAAGCGCAAATGACGTACATGAGGATAAACCTACCGAAACTTTACAAAAAGTGGAGGAAGGAACACCCGAACCAAAACCTGAAGGCACTCCCGAAGAAGTCACCAGTTCAGATGATGGGGGTAAGTCAGAAGAAGGAGAGGTAGTAATACAGGAGATTACTGAAAAAGAAGAAGAAAAAGAAGAGGTAACACCCGTTGTTGAGCAGACAGAAGACAAGGTTAAGATAAATCTACCAGAAGGTGTAGATAAACTTGTTAAGTTTATTGACGAAACAGGTGGTGACCTACAGGACTATGTTCGACTAAACACAGACTACTCAAACGTAGATGAAGAAACACTACTAAGAGAGTATTATAAGAAAACAAAACCACATCTTGACGATGAGGAAATAGATTTTGTAATTGAAGAAAACTTTCGTTACGATGAAGACCTTGATGATGAGCGAGACATCAAGAGAAAAAAACTTGCTCAAAAAGAAGAGGTTTCAAAAGCCCATTCATTTCTAAATGATTTGAAGGATAAATACTACGAGGAAATCAAGTCGAGGCCCACGTTATCCAACGAACAAAGAAAAGCAATGGACTTTTTTAATCGCTACAAGGAGAGTGAACAAAAAGCTGAAGAATCTAGAAGTTTATTCAAATCTAAAACTAAAGATTTTTTCCAAAACGATTTCAAAGGTTTTGATTTTAAGGTTGGAGAGAAGAAATTTAGATACGGGGTAAGTAATCCAGAATCAATTGCTGATACTCAGTCTAGTATTAACAACATATTGGGAAAGTTTCTCGATGAAAGTGGTAATGTAAAGAGATTTGACGAGTATCATAAAGCAATGTATGCAGCCCAAAATGTTGACAAAATTGCCTCACACTTTTACGAACAGGGTAAGGCTGACGCTATCAAGGAGGTCGCTGTTAAGTCTAAGAACATAACAGGTGAAGCACCTAGACAAACGTCAAACGACAGTCTGTTTATAAATGGTTTAAAGGTTAAAGCTGTCAACGGTATCGACTCTTCAAAACTTAAAATTAATAAAAACAAGTTCAAAAATTAATAAATTATGGGACAATTTGCAACTAACGACCCGTTGGGTTCGTTTTCCTTGGTACCTACTCCATTTAAGAGTATTACTCAAGGTTCTTATTTAAACTTTGCTGATGGAAGCGGAAACGACTTCGCACAGCAGTATCTACCTGAAATCTATGAAGCTGAAGTAGAGCGTTACGGTAACCGTACAATCTCTGGTTTTCTTCGTATGGTTGGGGCTGAGATGCCAATGACTTCTGACCAAGTTATTTGGTCTGAGCAAAACCGTCTACACCTTTCTTTCGAGAGTGGTATGGGTGGTGGAGGAGCTACTACTGTTTCTGCTCCTGCTATTGCCGCTGGTGCAACAGTAATCACAAACGTAGCTGGTGAAAACTCTGCTGGAGAATCTATTCAACCTATTATCCGAGCTGGTTCTACTATTGTTGTTTATAACACAGTAAGCCTAAACTCTGTTAAGTGTTTTGTTGATGCCGAGCCTGCTGCTGGAGCTACTAACTGGGATGTTAACGCTTTTCCTTACACTGCCGCTAACTTGAACGCAGTTTCTACTGCTGTTGGACAGCCAGGTGAAGGTGGAGAGGTTAAAATCTTCGTATATGGTTCTGAATTTGGTAAGGGTACCGACTCTATGAGTGGTTCTATTACACCATCATTCACTCAGTACAACAATAGCCCAGTAATCATCAAAGACCAGTATGAGGTTTCAGGTTCTGACGCTTCTCAAATTGGTTGGGTTGAAGTTACTGATGAGGCTGGACTTTCTGGATATCTTTGGTACTTGAAGGCTGAAGGCGAGACTCGTCTACGTTTTCAGGATTACCTAGAGATGGTTTCTGTAGAAGGTGAGCTTGCTGCTGCTGGTTCTGCTGCTATCGGACAACTAGCTGGAGGTAGTGCTAGTGCTAACGTGAAGGGTACACAGGGTCTTTTTGCTGCTATCGAGGAGCGAGGAAACGTGTACAACAACTTCACTGCTGCTACTGGTTTAGCTGACTTCGACAAGATTCTAGCTAACCTTGACAAGCAGGGTGCTATTGAGGAGAACATGCTATTCTTGAATCGCGCTACGTCACTAGACATGGATGATATGCTTGCTGCTCAGAACTCTTACGGTGCTGGTGGTACTTCTTACGGAGTATTTGAGAATAGCTCTGAAATGGCTCTGAACTTAGGATTCTCTGGATTCCGAAGAGGTTCTTACGACTTCTACAAGACTGATTGGAAATATCTTAACGATGCTTCTACTCGTGGTCTTACAGGAGACATAGAGGGTGTATTGGTTCCTGCTGGAACAACTACCGTTTACGACCAGATGTTGGGTACCAACATTCGTAGACCATTCCTTCACGCTCGTTATCGTGCTTCTGAAGCTGATGACCGAAGAATGAAGTCTTGGATTACAGGTTCTGTAGGTGGTGCTGCTACCTCAGGAGAGGATTTAATGAAGGTTCATTTCCTTTCTGAGCGTTGCTTGGTTACTCAGGCTGCTAACAACTTCGTGTTGTTCAAGGCTACTGCGTAAGCATTAATCTTATAAACTTGGGGCTGCATTATGTGGCCTCAAGTTTTATTTTTTTTAAACTATTTAATTATATTATATCATGGCAAGGCCAAGAAAAACAACAACAACAACAACACCTCAAGTAGAAGAGGTTGTAAAAGAAACTGAAACTGTAATTGAGGCTCCAGTAGCTACTGAGCCAGTTGAAGTAAAAGAAACCAAGAAGAAAGATGAGTGGGAGATTAAGTCCCGTCAATACTATTTGACAGGAGGTAAGTCACCATTAACTTATACATTGGCAAGTAAACACACTTCAAGGCATCCACTATTGTGGTTTGACCCTGAGACAAACTCTCAGAGAGAGATACGGTACGCAACAAATCAGAAAAGCTGTTTTGTAGATGAACAGAGTGGCTCTGTAACATTGGAACACATTGTGTTTAAAGATGGTGTTTTGAATGTACCTAAAGAGAAGCAGTCACTTCAAAAGTTATTGTCTTTATATCACCCTCACAAGGATAAACTATATACAGAGTTTGACCCTGTACAAGAGGCTGAATATGGATTAGAAGATTTGGAGACTGAGCTTGAGGCAATGACAGCAGCAAGGGAGATTGACATCGACCATGCAGAGGCTATACTTAGAGCTGAAAAGGGTTCAAGTGTTTCTAATATGACAAGTAAGGAAATACGAAGAGACCTTATGATACTGGCTAAGAGTAATCCAAGACTGTTTATTAGTCTAGCGTTAGATGATAACATTCAGCTTAGAAACTTTGCAATTAAGGCGGCTGAACAGGGTATCATTAAACTATCTCAAGACCAACGTACATTTACATGGGCTAGTAATGGTAGAAAGTTAATGACCGTTCCATTTGATGAACACCCATACTCAGCTATGGCTTCATTTTTCAAGACAGACGAGGGTATGGAAATATTTTCATCTATCGAGAAAAAACTAATGTAACAACGTAATATATATTATAGGGTTAGGTCAGTGTAAAGCTGGCCTATCCCTTATAATTAATAAAAAATAAATATGGCTATAAACATTAACGAGGTATATAAAACCGCATTACTGATTCTTAACAAGGAACAGAGAGGTTATGTTACACCTAATGAGTTCAATAAGATAGCCAATCAAGTTCAACTGCAAATGTTTGAAAGCTATGCAGAAGAACTAAACCAACAGATTCGTGTTCCGCAGGCAGACGCTGATTATTCAGACAGAATAATGAACACAGACGAGAAGCTTTCTATATTCAAAGCTTTCGGTGACGCAACATACGACAATGTCACCACACCAAGCACACCATATTATACACTACCATCTGACCTATATCGCTTAGGTACAGTGGTTTACACTGGTATAAATGGAAATCAAGTAGAACTTCAAAGATTGCAGAGACATGACTTTTACAATATACAGAAGTCGTTACTTACAGCATCGACAAAATACTTCCCCACATACCTTTATGAAAATGAAAGGATGTATGTCAAACCAGACAGTATAAACTCAGGGGTCACGGTAAACTACCTTAGAAAACCTACAGAGCCAAGATGGGGTTACAGTGTTGGTTCATTGGGTCAATACATATATGACTCCACTGTTTATGGTGAGTCTTTACTGAACACGGGTACAAACACACTAACAAGTAGTATAACCACTAATCCTACAGATAAGAATGCAAACTCAACTACAGGGGTTACTCAATCAGCAACTTCTGGTGTGGGGACTGGGCTAACGGTTACAATTACCACATCAGGTGGCTCTGGAACTTCAACAGTAACGAGTGTAGATGTTACAACATCAGGTTCTGGTTATTCCGCAGGAGACACAGTTACATTTGCGGCAGCTAGTTTTGGTGGAGGTGTTGGTAGTGATTTAATAATTACACTAACCGAATCTAATTTTAATAATGCAAGCACATACGGCTCAACAAACATAGAGCTACATCCATCGGAGCAAACTGACTTTATAATTAAGCTATTGTTCTACTTCGGTGTAGTGATTAGAGACCCACAAATAGTTCAAGCTGCTGCACAAGAGGCTAGAGCAGAAGAGATAAACGAAAAAAGCTAATAGAATATGTCAACACCAAACGGAGGTTTAGTTACCGAAACAAATGAAGAATATTATGTTGGCCAGAAGGTTTACACACTTGGGGCTGCAACAACTCAAAGTGAGTTTGTAACAACCTTCAATACTGAACTTACTGACGGTGTTGCAGGTGAGTATGACAGAAACTATTACCTACAGACAAGTAACGACAATGGGGTTACATGGGTTACCGTACCCTCAGAGGTTAAGACAAACACAAGTAACACTATAATAAGTGGTACAAACTCTGTTCCTGTAGCTTTGGGTCCAAGTATTCTTGTAAGGGTGGCGTTATTCGTAACCGCAGTACAGTCGAATTACGGGGGTTATTCATACATAAAGCTAGGGGACATCGTAAACAACTTTTTAATCGCTTACGTTGGAGCTGGTAAGCTTATACCTAGTGTTAAAAGAACCGATGTTATATTCCATGCAAAGCGAGGGTTACAAGAGTTCACATACGACACACTAAAAAGTGTAAGTTCAATAGAACTAACCGTACCATCAAGCCTGAGTTTGCCACTACCACAAGACTATGTCAACTACGTTAGGGTGTCTTGGATAGACTCTATAGGTGTTAAGCATATTGTATATCCAGCTAATAACTTGACAATCAACCCAGTACAAAGCCCAGAGCAGGACTCTACAGGTGAGATTGTACAAGACGGTTTCGGGACTAACGTACAACTTAGTTCACAGACAGAAGAAAATTGGAAGACCAACGATACAAATCAAATCACAGGTATATTCACTCAAGACCAAGTTAATCAAGGGTATGATTGGTGGGGATATGGTCAGGGTTATGCTTGGGGCTACGGTGGATACTTTGGTCAGAGATACGGGTTAGACCCAACATTGACACAGGGTAACGGTTGGTTTAGTATAAGTGAAAGAACCAACTCCTTTAGCTTCTCAAGTAACCTTGCAAACCAATTGGTTGTAATAGAGTATGTGTCCGATGGTTTAGCTTATCACGAGGACTCTAGAGTACCTAAGATGGCTGAGGATGCAATGTACGCACACTTGGTATACTCTATACTATCAACAAGGTCTAACCAACCAGAGTATGCCGTAAGAAGATGGAAGCAAGAGAGGTACGCTAAGTTAAGAAACGCTAAGATTAGACTCTCTAACCTCAAGATAGGAGAACTTACTCAAGTAATGAGGGGTAAGTCCAAGATGATTAAAAACTAGAATTAAATGGCAGAAACTAAAAATGTTTTTCTTGGGGCTAAGATGAATAAAGACCTAGACCCAAGATTAATATCTAACCGAGAATACATAGAGGCTAGAAATGCTTCGGTTACAGACTCTGCTGGGGGTGACTCAGGGGTGTTAGAGAATGTTCTTGGTAACATAGAGCTGACTGA